CAATAGTCCTTGGGCTAACAGGCCGCTGGTCAGCTTGCCGGCATCCGCGAGACTCCGGAGTTGGTCCACGCTGGTACCGAAGGCTTGCGCGATTGCTTGGGCCAGTCCGGGTGCCTGCTTGATAATCGCGTCGACCCCCTCGCCGTCGAGGCGGCCAGCGGCCATCGCCTGGCCCACCTGCTCCGCCGCGGCTTGGCGTGCCGCGGGATCGCCACCGCCGATAGCAGCCGCCTTGCCAATGAGTTCGGTGAGCTTGAGCGAGTCGCGCAGTTCGAGCCCGAGCCCCTTGGCCCCGCGTTGAACGAGTTGGAAGACGTCGGCGACGCCGGCGTATTCCTGTCGCGCCCGCTGGGCGATCTGGAAGATCTCGTTCAGCGCCGCCTGCTGCTCCTGGAGGCTGTTGGTCGCGAGGCCGACTCGCGTTTGCACGGCCGTCCATTCGTCCGCAATCTTGGCGGCGGCAATGACGGACACATTGGCGGCGATCTGACGCGCAAGCCCAGCGATGGCAAGGTATCCCTTGCCGATCTGCTGGACCTGCTGCATCTGTTGCACCTGTTGGACCACCTGCAAGCGCAGGACCGCGACCACTTGCGAAATGTTTGTCATTTTTTTCCCGCCATGCTGTTGGCCGCCTTTTGCTGCGCGGCCTCCTGCGCATCCATCAGCGCGTTCAGTTTCAGGATGTCAACCAGGTCCACGCAGCCGCCCCTGATCTCGCTCACGCTGATGTGCCCCGCGATGACGGGGCGCCAGATCACGAGTTCCGCGTCGAAGTCGGGACGGAATCGCCCGACAGCTTCGCCGCGAGGCCTTGGACCGAGCCAAAACGGCCGGCCCAGCGCAGAAAAAAATCGGCGAAGTTGAAACGGATGATCTGGAACATCAGCTCCAGGATGTCGCCCGCGTCGCGGAATGCCAGCGTGCGCATTTCCTTGGTGAGCTTGGACTCGCGACCGTTGATCGAGACCGCGACGAATTCCGGATCGAGGAGCCGGTTTGCCCAGGACTCCAACGAAGCGCCGTCGAGCTTGCCCGACAGCTCCCGAACCGCCTCGGAGAACGTGGTATCGGGCGTGGCGTTGGCCTGGTCACCCGGCCCGCCGGCGAAAGCACCTTCGAGCAGATGGCCCACCGCCGGCAGAATGTCGCGCTGCAGATCGCCGAAGATTCGCAGGGCAACGAACGGATCGATCTTGCGGATCATGAATTCGGCGTCGCCGATCGTGACGTTGGTAACGAGACTCATGCGGCATTACCTCCCACGAAGAACGCGCTGTTGCCCGTCTCGATGGTCCACTCGCGGGTGCCCAACTCGGCGGCGAACTCGGCAGTCGGGTACTTCACGACCCAGGCCTCGGACGAGGTGAACACGGTGCGGCCGCGCAGGTCCGACACGGCGATCGGAAACAGGCCCGCGCCGCCGCTGAGGCGGTCGGCTTGCAGCAGGGCCGACAGCACGTCGTTGCCTGCGCTGGTCTGCTGCAGCGTAATGGTGACGCGGCACCGGCGATCCGACGACATGGCGCGTGCCACCTCGCCGTCCGCGCCGACCACGGACGTCACGCCGTCGCCAACTTCCTCGATGCTGATAAAGGTGTCCTCGGCGAAGCCGCTCAGGGTCGCCGCGCCGACGGTGACGTTGACGCGGGACGGATCATAGGTACGAGTTGTCATGGAAAGCTCCGATTAGAGGGCGTAGGTCAGGTTGCCGCGGATCGTCACGGCGTGGATGGCGCCGGCCAGGCGCGCGGTAAACGACACGTCGTTCAGCACGCGGTTCGCCTTGTCGTTGAACGGGACGCTGGCGGCAAGCGGGGCGCTGATGGTGTAGGACGGAATCTTGCGGCCGTCTTCGCCCAGCTCCTCCGGCGCGATGCCGCCGCGCGACACTCCAAGGTCCAGTGCCTTGCGCATGGCGGTGGTGATGATCTGGATGCCGCCATCGGTGTAGGGCACCTTGCCGTTGGCGTTGACCAGCGCGGATACGACGTTGATCTTGACTTGCTCGGCGAGCCAATCGCGGAAGCGGATCACATCGATCCATTCGCCCGCCGCGACCTTGCCACCTTGCGTGATAGCGAAGTTCCGGAACGGCTCAAACGTATTGGCGTTCTTGTTGCGCGCCGCGATCGATTGCCCCTCGCTGAGGTTGTCGAACGAGATGCCGGCGAGCCGCAGGTTGGCCCACGTCTCGCCCCCCGGGTAGAAGGTGAAGCGATTGCCGGCCACGGCGGCCTCCAGCCATTCCGATGCAGCGGCCGCGTGGTACCAGACGGCGGTCCGGAAGAACTGCTTCTGTTGCAGCTTCGATGCCAGGTCGGTCTCCGACCCGCCGTCGATGATGCCGGCCTGGCCCGACGACACGCCCATCAGCTTGGCGTTCGACTCGACCCATTCGGCGGCCGCAAGAATGTCGGCCTCCGCGCGGCTGGCGAGGACGACGCCATACCAGTCGTCGTTCTCGGCGCGGCAGGCCGCCAGCGCGTCGACAACGGGTTCTGTGGCTTCCAGCGGCTGGAGCGCAAGGTTGCCTTGGAGTGCCACCGCGATCGCCGCGCCGTCCACGTCTGCCGCGACGGTGACGGTCGAGCCCACAGCCGTCGTGGTGACCGGCGCGGCAGTTGCATTGATCGCCGTTGCCAACGCTTGAGCGATCGTCGTGGCACTGTCAGCCGGGGTGGCCGCATAGCTCGCCGTCACGCTTTGCGGTGCCCCGCTGGCGTCGTTCCACTGCAACGTGACGTCGTACGCCGAGTCGGATGCACGGGTCACTGCCACATCGAAACTGTCGGCAGCCTGCCGGCCGATAAAGCAGCGGTAGATGGTGGGAATCTGCTTGAACACGTCACGCACCGCCATGTACAGCGGCGACGAGCTGGACAGGCCCAATTCGAGCAGCTCGTTGGCCGACGTCACGGCCATCACGCGGCCGAGGCCGAGCGTGTGTGGGCCGACGACGAGCAGGTCGGAGAAGGACTGTTCCTTGATTGCGGTGGTGTTCAGGTTGATCTGAACGTTGACGATACGGTCGAGTGTTGCCATACAAGGCTCCAAAAAAAATAGCCGCCCGAGGGCGGCTTTGGTCTTCCAGTCCACGGTTGTGTGGACCGTGATCAGCGGTCAGGGGCGAGCCCCGTCGTCTGTGATCCCATCTGCGTTCACCGTTTCGATCAGACCGACTTCTTCGTTGAGCGTGACGGTGTAGCGGGCGCTTAGCGCGAGCTGCGTGCGGGGCTCGTACGTCGCGTCCTCCAGCAGCAGGGGCACCTGTTGGGTCTGGCCGATGGCGAAGATGGCCAGGTCGAGCGCTTCGGCGTGGAGCAGCGCCTTCTCCATCTGCAGACGCTGCGCCAGGGTGTCCATGGCGTCCATGCCGCCGGCGCCGAAGTACGTCAATTCGAGCTGTGCATCGCGATGGCTGCTGACGGCCCGTACGCCATCCGGCGCAACGGGCCCAAGATGCAGCGGCAAACGGCTGGACTCCTGCAGTTTCAGCGCGATATAGGGCTTGGTCGGCGGCACTGCATCCTGCTCGGCAAATATCACGGGCACAGTGGCTTCGGCCGAGATCAGTTCGTGAAGGGCCTGTTCGGGTGTCATGGTTCACTCTTTTGGAAGGCTGCGCATCGCATGGGATTGCAGCGGACTGCCACAGGTCCTTGCGCGCATCGCGAGAAGCCGCGCCATGCGAATGAAGCGCGCCGGCGAGAAGCAAAAAAGCCCGCTCGATAGCATCGGCGGGCTTGGTGCACATCAGCGGTACATCGGAATATCTGTAGACGCTGCATGCCGCGCGGGCTGCGCCGCATGACTCATGGGTATGCGGCCTTGGCAGAACGGCATCAATAAAAACTCTCGCCGGAAATGCAGAAGCCCCCAACCAGTGGGGGCCTCAGATACATTGACTGCGAGTCTGGGAGAAATATACAAGGCTTGTCGCAAAGGCGCAAGCTTTTTCTTTGTCGCTATGCGTGGACGGCCGCCACCATCGGTGGCTCGTACTCGGTCGCTTCCGCAACGAGCCCGTGCGCGATGAACATCGGCTCCAGGCGGGATAGCGCAAGATTTTCCAACGCGCGGAAATTTGCCTCCATCCACTTGGCCGCACGGAATATCTTGTCCTTGCTGACCTTGTGCTTTTCGCCCAGGGCCCGTACGGTCATGCCCTCACGCTGCTCGCGCGGTAGGTAATGACGCGCGGCCAGCTCCAGCAGCAGCGTGCCCGAGGTCAATCCCGACGAGCGCCGTGCATACAACGCCAGCCGCTTGCACCCGTCCAACTTCTCCGGACCAACCGCGAAACGCGCCAGTACGGCCGCCATCTCCTGGCTCGGCAGGCGATCCCGCGCGGCAGCCGTCACCATGCTGCACTGAGCCCTGACTTCGTTGGGCGCGAGACCGCCGAAGTTGACGGTGCCGCTCCCTCCGTTCTCGCGTAACCGCTCCAGCCACGCTTGTTGCTGCCCCGTGGGCCGCTCGAGGTCTTCCAGCAGCCGAACCAGCATATTTCGAAATGGCTGCCCGTGCCGGGGCGGCATGGACAGGATCAGATAGGACACGCGCAGCGCTTGTTCGGTGCTTGTGAAAATAGCTTCAGTCATTGTTTCGTTTCCCCGTGGAACTGTCATGGCTTTACGTGATTCCTCCGCGTGCCGTTCAGCAGCGCGTTCGTCCAAACCGTGTTGCAGCCGATACCCGCTCGTCACTCTTCATAAATCCGCGACAACGTCGCGCCTGCGTGCCACCGCGCCGGCATTGAGAAACGGCAGCGGGCCGGTCCATTCGTCGAACCGGGTCACCGCCCCGCGGTACCGCAGTGGCACGTCGCCGAGCGCACCGTTACGCTGCTTGCGGATCATCACTTCGGCGTAGCCCCTGGACGCCGGGTCTGCTGGCTGGTACATCTCCGCACGGTGCACCAGCAGCACCACGTCGGCGTCCTGCTCGATATCGCCGGAATCTCGCAGATCCGCCAACTGCGGCTTCTTGTCAGGTCGTTCTTCGCTCTTGCGGCTCAGTTGCGAGAGCACGATCACGGCGGCGTTGAGCTCCTTGGCCAAGGCCTTCAATCCGCGCGAGTACGCGCCAATTTGCTGCGTGCGCTGCTTCTCCTCGCCACCAGTCATCAAGCCGAGGTAGTCGACGACAAGCACATCCAGACCGTATTTGCGCTGGTGTGCCTTGGCTTTCATCCGGACATCAATGAGTGTCAGTGCGGGCGTATCGTCGACCGCGAAGTTCAGCGTCTCGATCGCGGCGAACGCGGACTTCATCCCGCTCAACGCGCCGTCGTCGTGCTGGTTCAGCCGGCCAAGCAACTTGGACAAGGCCACCTCGCCCCGGGTCGCCACAGCGCGGGCGACGATTTCCTGATCCGCCATTTCCATCGACAGCAACAGCACGCTGTAGTTGGTGGCCATGTTCAAACCGATGTTCGTCGTGAGAGCGGTCTTGCCCATCGACGGCCTGCCCGCGACGACCACCAGATTGCCGCGACGAACACCGCCGTTCAGTGCTTTGTCCAGGGACGGCAGACCCGTCGGGATTGCCGATTCCCCCGTGCCCGCGATGCGCTCGTCCACCGTCTGCGCAAACGCCGGCAGCAAGTCGCGCAGCATCCTCGGCTCCTTGCGCACGCCCGTCTGCGCAAGGCGAGCCAGCATGGTCTGCGCCCAGTCCAGTATCTCGGCGCCCTTCATCGCGCTGGGTGTTTCCACCAGTTCCTGCACCCTTCGCACTGTGGCCAACGTCTCGCGGAGCAAGGCGTGCTCGCGTACGGTCTCCGCATAGCGGGCGATGTTGGCCGCGCTGGGCGTGCTGTGCGCCAAGTCGGTGAGATAGGCCAAGCCGCCCACATCCGCTGCCCTGCCCCGTTCCTGCAGCGCCTCGAATACGGTAACGACGTCGGCCGGTTTACCGGCAACGATAAGGCCGAGAATGCGGGAGTAGATTTGCCGGTGGTCGTGTCGGTAAAAGTGCGCTGGCTCCAAGCCCCCGATGCGGTCGAACGCGTTGTTGTCGAGCAGCAAGCCACCCAGCACGGCCTGCTCGGACTCCACGCTCCACAGTGCCCGGCCCAGTGCAATATGGTCGGACGCGGTCATGCGGTCACCTGGCCGTGATAGCGGCCTTCGCGGATCTTCGCGAAATTCTCGGCCTTGATCATCCAGTCGAGGCTGGCAACGAAGGGCTTGCGGCCATCGGCGATCTTGGCGCGGCCGGTAAGGAATTCCGACTCGGCGACATAGTTAAAAAACCTGCGCCAGTAATCTAGCTCCTGGCGCTTCGCATCCTCGTTCCAACGCGCTCGAAGCGCCTGGGCACGGGTCGGCGTCCAATCGCGAATACCAGGGCACATGGGCAGCAGTTCGTGGTACAGCGCAACAATGGCCTGATGCGGGCAAGTCAACCTGCTGGGCTTCGGGGCTGCGGCGCAGAGCGCCACGGCGGAGCCGGCGCCGCCGTCAGCGACCACCACGTCAGTGGTGGTTATGGTCTCTTCTGGCTGATGGCTCATGGTTGATGGCTCATGGCTTAGGTTTTCTTCGCTTTGCGTATCAGTACCCGACGCTAACCCAATCGGTTTTTCCTCCGTTTCGTTTCGCTTTGGCCTGCCACCGCGTTTGCCGTTGGCCCGGTTTGCTTCGCTCTGCGCGCTGGCGATTTCGATTTCGCGCTCGCATCGCGCTTGTCTCCATGTGTCACCGTCAAGGTTGAAGAACTCGGACAACACCGCTTCGACAGCGTGTAGTTCTTCCTCGGCGCGCGCACCGATGAGGCGGGCCGCCTGATTGGCCGGTATGCCGCCTTCGCGCGAGTAGTAGACGTCCATCAACCGTGCGTACACGCCGTGCTCGAGAAGCGACAGATGCGCGGCGTCCTTGATGTAGTCGCCGATATGGCGCTTGTAGAAATTCATTCACTGCTCCGTGCGGTAGATCGGACCACTAGCAGCCCCGCCGTCTCCCGCTTCCATTCAGTTCTGGGGCCTCCGTGCGATCGATTGTATGACCATATCGGTAACACATCAACGAAAATTTGTTACCATATCGGTCTATTTACCTTTTTGGTCAGTACAGGTCCAATGGCGCCCATGAAATCAATCAAGGAAATCCGCCGGGAGAAGCTCGCGGTGGCGATACGGGACAAGTGCGAAGGCAATCAGTCGCGAGCCGCGGAAGGGCTCGGCTATTCCACGCCGTCGCTGGTGAATCGCTATTTGAACGGCGCCAAGGACATCGGCGACCGCACGGCGCGCAAGATCGAAGAAGTGTTCGGCTATCCGACGTACTGGATGGACTCTGAGGCCGCGCCCGCGGTACCGGAGGATCAGGCCTTGGAAATGGCAGCGCGAGCCGCGCTTCTATTCCGGCAAACTGCTTCCACTCCCGCCGCGATTGCCGCGTTGGTGAAGATGCCCGTCAGCGACGTTGAGGAATGGGCCCAGGGGCTGCGTAAGCCCACGCTCGATCAGGCCATCGCCATCCAGGAGCGGTATCAGATCAATGCCGTATGGCTCATGACAGGCAAAGGCCTGCCCTCTCCCACCATTGCCCACAACGACGACTGGAACCCGATTCCGATTCCTCAGCACGCTTACAAAAAGATTGCGGTAGTAGCAATGGCTCAGCTTGGCGACAACGGAAATTTCTGCGACCTCGAGTATCCCGTCGGCCATGGCGACGGCTACCTGCACTTCATCAGCGCCGACCCGGATGCCTACGGATTACGTTGCGCCGGCCAGTCGATGGAGCCTCGCATCAAAGACGGCGAGTTCGTCGTCGTCGCACCCAACCATCCGGTCACGAATGGCGACGAAGTTTTGGTGAAGTCCCGCGACGGACGGGTCATGGTCAAGGTGCTCGGCTACGCCAGAGACGGGTACACGACGCTGCTGTCGGTAAACCAGACGCATAAGCCGATCCGGATCGTGTCCGCAGACATCGAGCGAATGTCTTTCATCGAGGCGATCGTGAAGCCGTCGGCCTGGCGCCCGGACTGATCGGGCAGGTAGGAATTCCGTAGTCTCTTGACGGATATCTCAACCGGGGCGCGCCATTGAGCTCTGGCGATCCGGGTTCTTGATATTTACGTCAACCTAAAAATCGGCAGCCGGTGTTGGAGCGGCTTGCACAGAAGGCCCGCCACGATATACTGTACATCCATACAGTATTCATGAGCGCACGATGCCAGCCACCTTCCCCGCTAAGTCCGTCTCTCTCGAAATCCAATTCTTCGGAGATCTCCGGGACGAATTCCATGTGCCCTGCGATGCCGTGACCGTCCACACGAACACGATAACAGTGCGAGGCTCTCAGGCGTGGCGCTTGGCCTCTGTCGGTTGGACGCCGGATTCCCTCTGCTTCCATTGCTACGAGCAAAGCCACCGATTCCCGGTTGGCCGTCCGACAATAGTGGACGATCGGACAGCGCGTTTTCCCTTGCTATGAATGCCATGGCAATTGCGCTGGTAGCAGGTTGCGCCTTTAGACGACGCACTTTCGCTAAAGTCGTCGCGACAACCAGACTTGCAACCTAATGACAGAAATAAAACTTGCGACGGAACGAGATTTGGGCAGGCTAAGTGAGATAGAGAAATCGGCCGCGCAAGCCTTTCTGCAAATTCCGGAATTGTCACGGCTGGCTGCTGGAGAGGTTCAGTCAATCCAACGCCACCGTGAACTCATGCTTTTAGGCTCGAACTGGGTCGCGCTTACTGATCGCAATATCTCAGTCGGCTTTCTCAGCGCTGAACGGCTGGGCGATGAGCTTCACATATGGGAATTGTCGGTTCATCGCAACCATCACGGTGCAGGGATCGGGAAAGCGCTGATGAAGCGTGCCATTCAGGAAGCGCGCGTTTGGGGTCTGCGGGCTGTGACACTGACAACGTTTCGGGACGTGCCGTGGAACGCCCCGTTTTACCAGCGTCTAGGTTTTGAAATCTTGAGTCCGGAGGAAACGGACGAGAGACTGTGCCGTGCACTTCGGCATGAGCGGGCATCCGGATTGCCAGCGGAGCGGCGTTGCGCAATGCGCTTGCTTCTCTCCAAAGTCAGCGGCTAGTGGGGAGATCGCCGCCGTGCTGCGCGACCAAAGGCGCTACGACGCCAAGCGAAGGTCGGCGCCCGGCCGACGGCTTGGTGAACCGAGTATTCGTCTTAGACCCGGGTTCGCCAAAAGACAAAGCCCGCATGATCTTGCAATCATGCGGGCTTCAATTTGGTCGGGGCGAGAGGATTTGAACCTCCGACCACCTGCACCCCATGTATCTGCGCATGTGATCTAGATCAAGCACTTAGCGTATTTTGTCTAACTTGGCGCCTAAAAACTAGGCACCAAGGCATGCGGCTTTCCGAGCGGTTTGGCTATCAAGTTAGACACCTTTCCTGGCAGCCCGGCACTCGATATACTGTACATCCATACAGTATGTTTACGAATGCATCATGGGCAACAGCAAACTGGCCAACGGCTGCCAAGCCGCTTCCCATCCCGGGGCTCTGGCCGACCCTTCCCTTAACGGCATCCTTCCCCAAGTGCCAGGCGACTGCATTGCCGAGGCGAGCCTCCAATTGGCGCAGCCGACCCTGGCCGGCCCACTCCACCAGGAAGTCGAAATCGACGCCGGCCATGTCGGCCGCGTGCGTCTGTTCTTCGAACGGAAGACGGCCCGCCGCGGCAGGCATTCGCATCAGTTCTGGGCGGCGTACCGGGCAGAGCCTGTGTATGGGTCGTGGGATTCGGACGTGTCGTAGACTGGGGCGTCCAAGGAGACAGGCCCATGTGCGTCAACTACACCCCGCTTCAGCGGAAGATTTTGCGCGACATCTTCGGCGTCGAGCCGCCGCCGGGCGAATACCCGCCCGAAACGTGGCCGGACTACTTGGCGCCGATCGTGCGCGCCGACTCGGAGGGCAACCGCGCCAGCGTGCTGGCCAACTTCCAGTTCATCCCGAAGAAGCGAATACCACCAGGCGGCCGGAAGATCGACACGACAAATGCCCGATCGGAGACGGTAGGTCAGCTCAAGACGTTCAGCGGGCCGTGGAAGAGCGGGCAACTCTGCCTCATACTGATGCACAGCTTCTTCGAGCCGAACTACGAGGCGGGGCCGAAATCGGTCCGGTACCGGATCTGGCTCAAAGATGAGCCGTCCTTCGCCGTAGCCGGACTGTGGAGGGACTGGCCCGACGGACTGGTCTCGTTCACCATGCTGACCGCCAACGCAGACAAGCACCCGCTCATGAGCCGCATGCACGCGCCTGGCACTGAGAAGCGGTCTGTCGTGATCGTGCCGCGGGACGGATGGGATGACTGGCTGACGTGCCGGGATCCGGAAACGGCGCGGACCTTCATGGGCCTGTATCCGGCCCAGGCGATGGACAGCGAGCCTGCGCCGGTACCACCGCGATCAGTACCCTCAGACGGTTCGCTGCCGCTGTTCTGAACCCACGGCTTAGTACGCTCGTTCGCAAGCTTCCGGCTCCCTGAGCCTCGGATTGGAAGGGATGGTGGGGAAGCGGCTGGAGCGCATACCAGTGCGGGAAGCGCCCGTTGGAGAAATAACACGCGGGCCGCAAAAAAAATTTGCGCCCCAAAAAGTGTAAAAAAGGGGCGAAAAATGATGAAAAAAGCTGCTTTTTCCGATTTCACGACCCGTTCCGCGCCAAAAAACCAGCTTGTCAAGACTGGTCAAGACAATTCATTTCACTATACTCGGTTCATCTTTTCGTTATGACCACTACATCTAGTGGTCACCGCAGGACACTATGCAGACAAGAACTGAAGGCCCTCGATAGCCGAATCGAGTGGCCGACAAAAACAAAGGCCCTCACAGCGCTCTACTTTGGCGAGCGGACGCTGTAAGGGCCTCCAGGCACAGAGCCTCGAACCGGAACGAGCATCAGCTTGCGCTGGGGCCCGCCCCTATTCGTGAAAAACGATGCGCTACTGCCGTTTTGCCGCGGCAAGCCTCGCGAACGTTCTTCGAGGCTCAATTCTATGCATTGCAATGTGTTCGCGCCAATAGAACTTCGTAATTTGACGAACTGGCGCGGACGTGTTTAGTCAATTGAGCCGCCACGCGCGGCAAGGAGTCTACCGTGCAATACCTAGCACGAATCACCATTCATGACGGCAACTATGCCGAGTACAAGGACCTGCACGATCGCATGCAGGGTATTGGCTTCCAACGGTTTATTAAGAGCGATGGCGGAAGGTACTACCTGCTACCGGATGCCACGTATGTTGGCGAGAGTAGCGGGAATCCCATAGCTCTTCGCGACCTGATGTCGAACCTCGCAGCTGCGGCAGCACCGTCCAAAGACGCCCCAGAGGTCCTGCTCTCTCAGAGGAGTTCGACATACTGGTCTGGCCTTAAGGAACTGACGTAGTAACTGCATGGCCGGGCATCAACCCGGCCATGCTTCCAACGTCTTCCGGTGCCGCCGCAAACCAGTTCCTAGAGCGCGCAACACCCCACTTTGTGGGGATGATTCTATGCACCAAACTGGTACGATCGGTGGCAGAAAAATAAGGAAGAACGATGGAATATAAGGGTCGGGTCTTTGCCGCCGCTGCCGGCATTTTCTTTACCGCGGCCGTGGACGCTGCCACCACGACACGCTGCGTAATGTCGCCGCCGGAATACCCGGCTAGTGCGCTGCGCTCGTGGGAACAAGGGGAAGCAAGCGTCCTGATGTCACTGGCGCCGACCGGTGAAGTCGAATGGGTACGAGTAGACCGGCCGAGCGGAAATTCGGCGCTTGATGAGGCCGCCGCGGCCGCTGCATGGAAGGCGAAGTGTGCCCCCGGCCCAGCCGAACGAGTGATGTGGCCGGTGGACTACAGGATCGTCACAAAGAAGGGCCCGCAGCTGTTCCCGTAATCGCAGGCGCAACGGCCGTGCTCATCTCGGCCACACCTCCACGGTTTTCCTGTGCCGCGCCGCGCAGTCTCCAAGCGCCCCAAGAACCGTTACCACCCAGTCCTGCCACACGTCATAGTCCTTGACCGTCGGCGCATCCGGCACCACGCATGGCGCCGCCAGCGCGCTATCTAGCGGAGGCGGCTTGCTTGGCAGCATCGACGGCATCGGAGAGCTTGCGCATCCGGAAATCGTCAGGGCGGCAATCCACAGGCAGAGGCTTCGCATTCTTCATGTCCTTCCGTATCGCAGCGAGCTCGGTATGCATCGTCGTTTGGATGCCGCGGAACTCGTCAGCCTTTTCTCGGATCGTGGCACCGGCCGCTACCAGATCAGTGAGAGCAAGATTCGCGGACTTGAGATCGGCCTGAGCCCGGACCGCAGTGAGCTCGGCTATCTCCGCGTCCTTCCGCCAACCGTTGACCTGCCAGCCGGCGGCGAAGAGGCACGCAGCGAGCGCGAGGGCGGCCATAGACCGCCACGGCACGAGAGAGAGGGTCGGCATCATTGGGCATCCATGCATTTGCGGTGCCGCTCGAGCTGGCGCGTCCAGACGCCGGCGCAGCGCTTATTGCCCGGGGTGGAGCAGTCATAGCCGGCGGCGTACTTGTAGAGCAGCAGCGCATCGCACGCCGGGCCATAGTCCTTTGCAAGCAGTCGCCGGCGCATGGACGATTTCAGCCAGTTGCCAATCCCGTACTGTCCGACGAAATCCATATACAGGTCGAACTCGTCCTGGCTCAGTTCCACCCCCGGGAGGCTCGCGGCAAATCGCTTCTCGTCCTGCGTCAGGAGGTTCCTGGCCAGCACCGCAGCTCGCTGCGGCGTGATGCGGTCGGTCATCAGAACCGGACGGCCATCCTCGTACCGCGTCGAGCCATGCCCGATAGTTGGCACGTCGCCCCTGGTCGGGATAACGGCTCTGTCGGTAAAGCCTTCTGATGCTTGCCACCCCGAGAACCCAGCCGCCGACATCGTCAGGAGCGCCACGGCGACCCGCTTCTTACTCATGGCTGGGCATCCCCAAAGCGCGCAATCGCGCCGCATGTTCCTCCGACTCGCGCCTGTCCTTTCGACGCATAAAGACGGCATTGAGCACGAAGGTTGCGACGCCGAAGATGATGCCCAGAATCACGCCAATATCGTTGAGCGTGAGCGACGACAGCACGGCCACTATGCTGCCGGCGTAGCTGGATACTTCTGCGGGATTGGTTTGCCGCATGGAGGGACCCCAAAAAGAAAAAGCCCGCTCTGAGGCGGGCGCGGTACTGTGGGAATCAGTCTTACTGACTGGTGAAGTCGAGCACAAGGTAGGCCCCATAGTCGGAGCCCCCTTCGAACATGTTGTACTGCGGGTCCGGGTTCGGACCTATCACTTGGATGTTTGCGTAGGTGGTCCGCACGACGCCACCTGAAGCGCTGGCGAACGTGGAGTCATAGGTGTACAGCCATTGGAAAGGTGGACTGGATCCTATGGGGCCCTCCCGGGCGCGCCACTGGCGACGTGCTTGCACTACCGCGACACGTCGTCCATAGTCGAAATTCACCCCTGCAACATTCTCACCCTGAATGAAATCGACAATGCGCATATACGGCATCAGTGCATCAAATACCAACTCGCCGGCCGCATTGAATACCTGCATGCCGTATGTGCTTCCCGATGGCGGGGAGACACGGAACACCACAATGTTTATGGTGCCCGGCCCACCTATCTTGAAAAAGCGATAGCGAACTGTCGAACCAGATACCGATAACACCGAATGGCATGCGAAGTCCGAGTCCACGTAGCCAATGAAGGCATCGACCCCGTAAGGGAGATCCACGTCAGCGTAACAAGCGTTCGAGACTTGCGTGTTGCAACTGATCGCTCGCGTCTCGTACATCAGGTAGTTCTTGTAGTTTTGATCTATCTGCAGGAAGTCGTTTTGGTTCCACACCTGAATCCCGGCTGTCGGCATCAAAAAACCCCATATGCGATAAAGATGGGCAGCCTAGAAATGGGGGCCAGCCCGCCAAAGCTCCATGAAAGCGTGGTCCCAGAGATGGACACGGAGGGCTCGGCTTTTGCTACGTTTGCGCCATCGCCATTAGGCGTCACAAGAAACCAAGGCTCACCAAGAGCCAATGCAGGGTCGCTAATCGCGCCATCAGCCGTTCCGGTGTACTGCGTCCCGATGTACCGTGTGATTCGGTCGGTAAGGCTGAGCCGCAACACGCCGGACGCGTTATAAACCTCCAGGCCGGCCGCCATTACGCCCAGATCCCCATACGAACGCGCAGGACTCCATTACCGTCATAGACCCGGATCTGGGAATCGTCCACGGTCAGGTACCCGGCTCCCACGTTTGGGCCATTCATGGTCAGCGTTCCGTTTTTGTCGAGCCTCCAACGCGGTTGCCCGTTTGCACCCAAGGTATTGGACTCGATGAAGTTGCCGATCTTGGCGTTCGTGATCCACCCGTCGCCAATGAAGGCCTGACTGATGAAGGTCTGGCCGTTTTGGATGACAAATGGCGTGGTGACGGCTCCGTTAGCCACGTTGAGGAGCGCAAAGCGGTCAGCCTGGAATAGCACCTGAGATTGCGCGATGCCCGATTCATTGCTGATGCCAATCGCCATGCCGGCGCCGTAGTACTTCCCGTCCTCCGTGATGCCGACCTTGATCGTGTAAGCCGCCGACATCTTGCCGTTGAGCATTGAAATGGCTTCGGCGTTGGTCTGGACTGCGGCAGTGTTCTGCCCAACACTGGCCTGCACGGTCGTGATCTGGCTCGCTAACGCTCCATCGGCGTCCGCACGCGCCTGCGTTTCCTGCCGGATGAGCGCCTCTACTGGCCCGAAGTCGATGTTCTCGACCGCGGCGGCAACCGTATCCACGCGCTGACCGAGCGCCATGTCGGCTTCCGCTCGTGCGGACTGCTCCGACCAGACGCCTGCATAGGTTGTGTTGTCTCCGGCGTATGTGGTGTCGTCGCCAGCCATCGGCGGGTCGAAGCGAGCAAAGATGCCCTCCATCGAGTCCACCTGTTGCTCGACGGTCTCAAGGCTCTCCGTGATCTCGTCTAGCGTCGCACCGATGCCCTCGACGCTATCGATTGCTTGGAGCAGGCCATCGGACAGTTGCGTCTTTGTGATCTGACCGTTGAGGTAGTCAAGCACTTCGTCAGCATCCGCACTGCTCTGGCCGACGACCCCGATGCCCGTCGGATACCAAGCGCCAATGTTCCCGCTCTTGTCGACCAGGCGTGCCCAGAAGAAGAACGTCACGCCGGCAGCCAATCCCATCATCGTGTGCGTGTTCTGCGGAAAGGCAAAGTCCGCCAGCTTTATGGCCGTCTCTCGGTCGCTCGTTTGGCTGTACCAGATTTCCGTCCGTTCAACGTCCAGCGGCCCCGCCGGGAAGGCCCAGTCCAGCCGGATGCCGAAAACGAGGCCAGTCGTTGTGAAGCTGCTGACCACCGGCGGCGGCGACGTCTTGCCCTCCAGCACCGTCTCAGGCGAGTAAGCCGGGATCGAGGCGACATCCAGCGCATTGATGGCGCGCACCCGCGCAACATAGGTGCCCGCATAGATGCCGCGCACCTCGATGTTCAGCGAACCCGTCCGCCCCGCCCGCACCCATTCGCCGTTGTCCCGGCGCCAGTCCACCTCGTAGGCGATCGCCTTCTGAGCGGCGTCCCACTGGATCACCATGGCCGTCGACGCGATACCCTGCTCGATGACCCAATAGGTGGAAAAGCCCACGTTGGCCGGAGGCGGCTGCACTGAGGGCGGAATCACCGATATAGGCCGCGAGTCGATACGGGTGCCGTTGTCAATCGCCCCGAACTTCCCCGGCTCATGCTTCAGTGCCGTGATTTGGCACGTCAGTCCATCAGCCTCGGTCACGGAGAGAACACGGAACAGTTGCGTCTTCAGCTCCGAGCTTTCGACCGCCCAGACGGCTTGGGGCTGGATGTCCTCGGTCCAGTCATCCGAGACCGTGACGCTATCACCCACAACCCCGAATACACTGCGGGTCTGGGCGACGCCGGAGGGGAGGATGACAGTCAACGTATCGCCAGCCGCAACTTGGTCGGCTTTGTCCAGCACCACGGTTCGCCCGTCCGCGCTGCGCACGCGCCCGCCGATGCGCCGCCCGGCGCGAGATGGATCGGCAACGCGGATGATGCTTCCGGGTGCGACCAGGGCGGCATCCAATCCGACCTGGAAGCTGACGGTCTCGGTCTCCAATCGGCTCGTCAGCAGGATCCACTGCCCGGCCCGTTGAGCTTGTCCTTGCGATGTGCAGCCGAACGCCGAAATCTCCGACTCTTGCACACCATAGCGCGCAATACCCTCGTCGTCCGGCACGTATTCGACCTTGGCACGATAGAAGTCGTCCGGGTCGTTCCAGCTAACCAGCGCAACGGTGTAGCGAGACTTTCGCGGGCTCCCCGCATAGATAAACCGGCCATCAACAACGTTTGCCGCGGTGAACGTGTAGACCGGGTCCGCCGGCATGTCTGCCACTGCCATGACGTTGCCGGACGCCCAGTAAGCCATGCCTCGGAAGATCGAGGCCAAGTCCTGCAGAACCTTGTACGCATCGGCACGCGATTGCAGATAGCAGTTGCATGTGAAACGCGGCTCTTGCCCGCCCTTTCCGTCAGGGACAAGCTGGTCGCAGTACTGGCCGATTTGGTAAAGGGACCACTTGTCGACCATGGCAGCGTTGACCCGGTCGCCGAGGCCGTAGCGGGGATGGAGCACCAGGTCATAGAACACCCATGCCGGGTTGTTCGTCCAGGCTACCTTGAACGTGCCATCCCAGATGCCTATGTACGCCCGGGACTCCGGATCATAGTTGCTCGGGACTCTGATGACGCGCCCCCGCATGTGGTAGGACCGCGTCGGAATATTGTTGAATTGGCGTGCGTCGATCTGGATGCCTACAACAGCACTGTTGGGGTAGCGCAGTTTCGCATCGATGATTTCGGTGAAAGACTCGACTAGCGTCGTGTCGGCAACAGTGCTGCTGTTCGCGTTCGGCGTGAGCCTGCGCACACGCACAGTCCAACCGTTGACGGCCGGCGGTAGGTTGACGCGTTCGCTTCGCTCATACTTCGTGGTCGTCTTCCCGTCGAAGGCGGAAGCCAACACCTGCTCGAAGCTCCCGCCGTCGGTCGCCACATCAATCGCGTACTCGACCCGGTAGCCACCGATGTCGCCCGTGCTCGTGTTTGCCTTTGAGAGCGCTGGCACCGAGAGCCGCACCCGAACAGCGGATAGTTGCGTGTTCGTAACGGAGCGACTCCACGGTGCCGCATTAGTGAGTTCGACACCCACCGCCGACTCGCTCTCTACTGCCGGGAATCCCGGAATGTAGTCCTGATCCTGCGTACCAAGTCGGTAGTCCACCGAGACGTTCTGAAAGTTGAAGGTGCCATCGTCGTTGGTCAACGGCGTACCGTCTAGGTAGATGCTCCGCAACCCGTTGACCAGACCGGCGATCTCCCCCTCCGATACCAAGTCCAGCACACGTGCGAAGGCAATCGAATGGAGGCTATCGGGACTCTCCGTGGGCGCCGATCCACCTCCGCCACCCTTACCGCCTCCGCCGTAGCCGATGATGTTGCGCATGTTCCGATGTACCAATGAAAAAGCCCCGCGATTGCAGGGCTTTGAATAGGAATAGGAGGTTCGAATTTGTTAGGCTTGGTCTTCTGCGTAGATGCCGGCGGAGATCACTGCGCTTCCGACGATCATGTCGCCGTATAGCACTGGCGCAGGGTTACCCTGCGCCGTGGTGTTCACCGGCCCATTGAAGTTGTAGCTTGCGCCATTCTCGGGCCCGTCTTTTGCTGAAAGGCCGCGCTGCTGTGGCGATAGCATTTGGACGACTCCACCTAGAGCCATTGCAGCGCCTAGCTGCATCATCGGCACACCGATGCCAGACAGGCTACCCGCGCTGAAGTAGCTGATCGCCGCGCCAGCCACTATAAGAACCGCGCCAACGATCGTCTGCAAGAGGCCTCCGCGCTTACTACCTTGAAGCACTGGCGCAATTCGGATGTCGTCGCCGCCGGGTGGCGCGTAGAGCTCGTCGGCCGCCAAATTCTGCTTGCCGACAAATACAGCATAGGCAATGCCGCGGTCCTTGCTGCTGGTCAGATCCTGTTTGAAGCCGGGCAGCAGCACGCACAGCGCGCGAACCGCCTCGGCCGCGCTGGCGACGGCAAGCCGGTGGACGCGGCCAAAGCGCGCCCCCAACGTCCCGTACAGCCGAATGGTGCGAATCTTCTCTGTCATCCCTGGTACCTCAGCACGCAACGCGTGATTTCCTGCCAGTAGCCTCCGTAAACATCGCGAGAGGACAGCCGGCCGTGGAGATGCTGCAGGATCTTCCCGTCGCCGATGTACACCGCCGCATGGTTCGGAACCGGTGCGCGCAACTGCATCAGGATGACGTCCCCCACCCGCTCAGGGCTGTCCTGCGACACCGCCACGAAACCCGCATCGGCATAGTGGCGCATGTATAGGTCTTCGCCATGCTTCCACCAGTCGTCCCGCCTCGAGAAGTCTTGCAACTCGATGCCTCGCTCGCGCTGATACCAATCCCGGACCAGCGTGTAGCAGTCCAGCACGCCATGAGAAAATTGCCGGCCGACAAGAGGGGCCTCGTATCCCCTTGGCTCAATCGTCCGGAGGTCGTCAGCCGGCCAGGACAGGATGTGCCACGGCAGGCCGGACGCCTCACACCCGACAAGGTCCGCCTCGCTTGGCGCCGCTGGCACGTCGGGATGACTGTGCACAACGGCCACCACTTCGCCAATGTCTTCTGCAGCCGCGTAGTCCTCAGCTGGAAGGATGAAATGCTCGTCGCCCTGTGCGACGTTGCGGCAAGGCACGTAGCGCTCTTTGCCCCTTTCCACCACCACCAGCCCACAGCACTCACGCGGGTATTCTGCTGCGGCGTGTGCGCGCACCGCGGCCAACGTGTCTTTGTTCACGATCATCCCCGGATCAGATCGGCTGCCGGAAAGGAGCCGTACGGCAGCGGGTTGTTTTCCCCGAACCTACGTTTGCATGACGTCAGCCGCCCCCCGCAGCGATCTAGCGCGGGGTCGGCCACTGGGTTGTCGTCCCTGTCGAAGTAGGCACTGCCGGTGTAGCCGCAGTACGGGCCGCGGTAGCCGCCAAACGTCAGCCAGCTGCAGACGTTCGCCACAATCTGTCGGCGCGGCAGCTGCGTGCCGTTGAAGTCAAGCGCGCTGGCCAGCTCGAACGTCACCGTCTCGTTGGTCTCCTCCGTCTTCTGCTCGATGTACCAGAGTTCAGGCGGCAACTGCTCTTCCGGGTCCGCAGAAGGGTTGCCGTCGGGGAAGTTGGCTGCGTCCAGGTATTTGCCGAGCGTCCGCATGCGGGACAGCTTTGCGCCCACCATGTCGTCCAGGTAAAGGCACAGCGCGGTGATCGATCCCTCGACATTCCCGACCGACAGCGTCGGCGTGGGCTGTTGCCCTTCACCGGTCCGCGCGAATCCCTCAGTCTGGATTGGCCAGCCGGAATACTCGTTACCTTGCCACCAGATCGAACCCACCTGCGTGTGGCCGTGGAATCGAAGGATGTCGCCGCCCTGCTGCGTCGCATCGAGTTCGAACAACTCGACCAGCTCACCGGGCTCCAGCGTCTGGATGTCGTAACGGATCCTCATGCTGCGTTCTCCGCAAGCGCGGAACTGTCATGCCCCCACGGATGTGGCCACGGCGGCCCGCCCTGTACCCATACGCCGCCGATCCGCTGCAGCAGGCACGCCAGGTTGTTGGGCTCGAAGCGGTGCGGCTCGGGAACGCCGCACGCAGCACCGACCGCCTCATTGCAGAAATAGCCGCCCGCGGTGTTACCGACTGGCAGCAGGAAGCTGATCAGCCCCCGCACATCGTAGGGCTGGCCCTCGCGCGCCCTGAACCAAGCTTCGACGGCCGCGGGCTCGATGCCGGGGACCTCGATCACGTCCCAACGGTCGGCGCGCAGCGCGATGTCCTTGAAGCGCACCCCACCGTCGCTGAACGATGCCGACGCGCAGCAGCTGGTGCCGGGCGCCTCGCCATTCCCGAGCACGGCCTCGACGTGGGAATAGGGCCCGCTCATCTTCCAGGACACGAGCCAGTTGAACGGCTTGCCGCGGTATTTGTAGAAGGCAACGCGAATTGTCATTGCGTGACTCCCGCAACCGCCGCGTTGATTTGGGAGATCGCCGCATCTGTAGCAGCCTGCGCGTCGCCAGCAGTCAGCGCGCTACGCACGGCCTCCTTTGCCTTCAGGCGAATATCCCGCAGCGAGTACAGCGCAGCATTCCACGCCGCAGCAACCGCCAGGATGTCGTCTGCCGCCTGTTGTCCGGTCCAGCCTTTGGCCTCGGCCCAACTCTGTACACTAGGCGGCACGGCCCCGGCATAGTTAGCATCCTTGTACGCCTTCGCCTCGTTCTCTGCGACTTGATATTCGACCGCGCGCAGGGAATCGCCAGCCACAGTGAGGCGCGCAGCATCGGCGGCGTCGTCAATTGCCTTCAGGTGCATGGTTTTCAGCGCGTCGAGCGAAGGGGCCGTAGGGTCGGCCAGCACCGGCATACCGTCCGGCCCAGCCTCAATCTTCTTCCCGTTCGACTGGCCCGCCAACAAGGCCGCATAGTGCTCGGCCGTGATTTCGACCGCATCGGCAGGTATCGTGTCGCCGTGGATGGTACGGCGATAGAAACCACCAGTGCTTTTTGAATAGAACATGATGCTGCGCCTCGTCAGTAGCCAATGGCGATATAGGTGACCCCCACCGCGCCGCCATGAGCACAATTTGCGTAGACCGTTGTTTTCGCAACGGACGCTGCTGTAATGGCGGATGTGGGAGCGCCGCCCCCGTTGTGTACTGCACTGGCGGCAACCCCGGCATTGGGAAACGCGATAGGGAGATTTGCCGTCGCCCCTACGTTGTTCCCCGGCAAGCTGAAGCTGCCCCACTGAATAATCAAGCCACCCAGCCAAGTCGGGAATGCGAGGTACCCATTAACACCCAGCGAAATCGAGAACCCCATCCGGCACCACGCGGTGGTGGCGCCTTTGCGCGAGTTTTCCGTCGCGGCTGGCGTGTCGAAGGTCGCTGCGCCAGTTACCTGCAACCTAGCCCCCGAGCCGTCGTCCGCGGCAGTCCCCAGGCGAAGTTGCCCGTTGTGGTAGCTGGGCGCCGTCCCATCCGAATAGATGTTCCACTTGTTCGTGCCGGCCGACATCCGAAGGCGCATGCCGGCGACGCGGACTGGCGTGCCAGAGAGGGAGGCATCGAAAGCCGCGAAGGCATCGTAGTTCGTGACCGTCGCTTGAGCCCCGATAGTTGGAGTGCCAGCCACAACGCCGTAGAGGTTCGACATCGTGAAAGGAGCATCCTTCACCCGGGGAACGGCGCTGAACGCGTATCCGTTCGCAGTGGCGGCCTCGTTGAACTCCCCGTTCATGTAGACGCCCCATTGCGAGGTGCCGGTGCCTACCGATACGCCGCGCACGAACAACTGGGTGTTGGCAGACAGCACTCCTCCGATTGCCATGTACCCATCGGCGTGCAAGTTGATGCCTGGGGTCTTCCAGACCCCATCCCCGGCCGTGTCGTTCTCCAGGAATAACGTCCCGGAATTTTGACGGAACCGGGTGTTCGTAGAGCCCGGCGTGCGGTCGATGAACTGGATCAGCGGTTGGTACGACTCGATGGCAAGACCGCCGCTGGTGCCGCTAAAGACGTCCACCACACGCAGGGTCGGCGCATTGATTGCGGCCCACCCCGTCGACTGATTACCGACGACGCCACCCGTGTTAGACAGCTTGACGGAGTACAGCTCAGTGAAGTTCGCCTGGGCCTTCGCCAGCGCTGCCCGCGTGGTGTCCCCGTCAACGCCAGTCGGCGGAGTGCCGAGATTGATGTTTTGCTGGGCCATGAATTAGGGTGCGAAGGATTGAACGAAGGTAGCTGACAGGGTGTAGATGCCGCCCTTATCGGCCACTGGTGAGTACTCAGGCACGCGGTATAGCCCTTGCACTCCTAACGGCGGGGTCCAGTAGAACGACTTGTAACCTTTGTGCCGGTCGAGGAAATCCTGGATGGCCAGAATCTCTGCTTGGCGGCCCGCGAACTGCAGTGGCCAGCTCTGGACCTTGTTGTTCAGTCCATCCCCCGCAGCCTGGCTATAGCCGTCCCCGAACTGTGCCGACAGGGTGCGCAGTGTGACTTGCCCGGCCGCGGTATTGACGGCGCGCCATGTGAACGTTTCGGTTGCCATTTATGCCTGTCCGTTGCGCATCTTCCAGAGCAGGCCGCCCTGGCGCATTTGCCGGGAGATCTGCTCTGTGACCGCGGCATTTACCATGTTCCCGAGCTGCTTGCCCAGGTCGCTGTCGCTGGTGCTCTGCGACTGTGCTCCGCTGCTGTCGACGACTACCTGCGTGCTGACGTTGATGTCGCCCCCGCCAAGGGCGTGATTCGGCACGATGCTGCCCGACCGATTCGGCGTGAATAGCTCGGGACCACGCTCACCGACCAGGTAGGTGCTGCCTCCCGCTACTGGGCCGCCGGCTGCGCGCGCGCCGCTGACGAATACCCCGCTGAGTCCGTTGCCGAATGTCCCCGTAGCAGTGGTGCCCGTGTAACCGGTTGTGGCTGGGCCGGTGCTGAACCCGCTCCATGCAGATCCCCCGGTGGATGCGGTACCCGCCCCGGCCGCGAATAGGCTGCCAACGAGCTGAATGCCCATCTGCGCAAGGCCGGAGATCGCTGCGCGCGCTTGGATGCGAGCCAGATCGGCAATGACCGCCTTTGCGAAGTCGCCAAAGCTTGCTTTGCCGGTCATCGCGAAGTTGACCACCGAATCCTCGAGGCCTTGGAACATGCCGCCAAACAGTCGGCCGGTCTGGTCTGCCACGTTGGCGGCATAGTCGCGATAGTCCGACATCGCGGCCATTGCGCCGTACTTCCAGTCGCTCTGCTTCGTTCGCAGTTCTGCGTAGTACTGGCCGACTTGCTCCAACGCAGCCTGCTGGGCGTCTCGGATGCGGTTAATCTGGTCCGTGTAGACATCGGTGCCAACCAAGCCCTTGTCGGACATGGTTTTGATCCAGTCCGTCCGGATCCGGTCGAATTCGCGATAGACGGCCCTCTGGCTGTTCATCTGCTCCTGGGCTTGGCTCCCAAGGCCGAAGACGGAGAGCTGCCGATCGTATTGCTCTGCGCGCGCTGCCGCGCCTTCACGGATGCGAACGTTGACGCCCTCGGCCTGCGTCTGGGCTTCCTTCAGCAGCTTCGCCTGACGCTCGAGCTCCTTAGTTTCAGCCTTCTTCGACTCGACGGCATTCTGAGCGGCGACGTTCAGGTCCAGTTGGGCCCTGATCTCGGCCTGGCGGGCCAGAAGACTCTTCTGGTCAGCGGTCAGGACCTTCTTGGTCTTGATGTCGGCCAGTTGCTGCTCGAACTCAACGCGCGCCTTTTCCGCGGCGGTCAGCTTGTCCGTGTCGGCCAACTGCGCACGCAGCGACGCCTCGGTCTGGCGTAGCTGGTCAAGGTACCGCGTGCCCGCATCCTCGGTGTACGCCTTTCCCCTCGGGCCCTTCGGATCCTTGTATTTGTCTTCGATCGCAGCGACGCGCCTGTTGTATTCCTCTGCGGCCAGCCCGACCGTGGCTGCGTCGCGCTTCAGCTGCTCAATTTCCTCGCGGCGCTGCTCGGCGCGGCTGCGCGTGGCCTTGGCCTGGGCGGCGAGCCGATCGCGGGCTGCGATACGCTCGTCGTCCTGCCGCTGCCGGTTGGCATCCGCCGCAGCCTTCACCGAGGCCGCTTCCAACGGGGCGGCCTGCGCTTGCAGGTCGGCCAGTTGCCTGCGCAACTGTGTCAGCGCGGCGCCAGAGCGGCCACCGAACGCAGCGCCGTTGGCGTTATTGCCGAAGGCATTGCCAGACTCGATGCTAGCGATTTGGTTCTGGACGGCGACCATCTTGCTGCGGATGTCGTCCAGCGTCGCGGCGCGGCCGAGACCCAGCATGTTGTCCCATGCCTTCTTCGCCGCCCCCGACACGGTATCCCAAGCACGCTCAAGGAATCCGAGGCTTGCGCGGATCTCCTCGCCGCGAGACTGCAACGCTCGCGCGTAGGTTTGCTGCGCCAGCGCCGCCGCTTCATCTTTCCGCCCCTGCTCCTCCAGCGCGCGGATCTGCTCATAGACTGACGCCGTCAGGTAGTGATACTGCTCGTTCAACTGGGCGGATGCCTTTGTCGGCTCCTCACCTAAGCGTACGAACTGCGCAATTGTGTCGTCGACGGCCGCGCCGGTCGCCTTCTGCCAGGTCAATGCTGCAGATGTCAGACCCCCGTACTGCTCGGCCGCGATGCGACCGCTGCTTGCGAGCTTGGTCAGAGCCTCCGCTGCAGCCGCGTGGGTGCCCACCGACTCGCTCACACGGGCGGCGGTGCTCTGCAACTGGTCAGCCGTTTTGCCGGCATAGTTGCCAGTGGAGATCAGCGCCTTGGTGAATGCGACGGATTCCTGTGAGCCCTTATAGATGCCCAGCGCAAAAATCCCGGCCGCGGCCCCCGCCAATGTGAACGGATTGATCAGCCCGGCAACATACGTGCCGAAGCCGCGAATAGCCGGGCCGATGCCGCCGAACATATCCTTCAGCTGGCCACCCTGCTGCGTGAGAATCAGCAGCGGATTTTGCCCGCCGGCCAGCTGCGTGACGATGTCGGTCATTTGCGCCGGCACCATGCGCATTGCCGCGGCGGTCTGCCGGGCCGACATGCCCACGTCCTGAAACTGGGTCTCGGCAGCGCGCAAGCGCTCAATCATCGGTGCCGCGGCCTCCGCGACCCCCAACTGCTGCGCGCGGAAGGCGGCGTACTCGGCAGCCGTCTTGCCGGCTCTGTCCGCTTGACGCTCAAGCGACTGAAGGAACCGCCGGGAAGCGGCCTCCGTCCGTGCGGCAGCATCAGCAGCCGCGTCGCCCACGCTGCGCACGTTGCGGGCAGTATTGCGGCCAGCCGTGTTACTCGTGCGCTCCAGGCCTATGATCGACCGCTCGGCCTCCGCAAAGCCGGCTTTGACGCCCGAGACATCAGCGCCAACTTCCAGTGTGGCCTTGCCGACTACGTCGCTCATGTCAATCCTCGTTCATCGCGTCGAGTGCCGCGTTCTCCATGACGCGGATCGACTCGAAGTACTCCGGCCACTCAGCGCGCGGCACGCGGTTCATGCGCAGCACGAAAGGCAGGGTGTTGTAGTCGAGCCCGATCGGGCCGCGCCCCCCAATGCGCCACTGCGTCACGAGTTGCGCGAACACCTCGAAGATGCCTGCGTTATCGGGCCAGAGGTCGACAGGCGGCGGTGCCACGTCCGCAACGGTGAGGCACAGCCCGGCAAGTTCCGACTCGTTCGGCGGGCGCCAATACAGCCGGCGCGCCGCCGCGATCAGTTTCCCTTGCGCGCCTGCGTCAACTCATCCATGTAGGCCTGAAAGATGGCTTGGGCGGCGTTGTGATAGTTCTGCAGTAGCCTCTCGAGCGCCTCGACGGAGAACGGCGAATCGACGTCCTCCCAGCCGGCGACGATCTGAAGCAGTTGAACGGCTTCCTTCTCGTCGGACGTGGCCGCGTCCTTGAAGAACGCAGCCGCTTCGTCCTTGGTCTTGTGCTTGAAGACCATTTTCAGCGTCGCCGCCGGCTTGCCGGGAACAGCGATAGTGACTGGCGCGACGAAGGTGGGTGCAGGATTCAGGGAGAACATCAGGCTTGCGCTCCGCTGTAACGAGTCGGTTGGCCGGTCAGCGACAGGGTGACCGTCTGCGTCATGGCCTCGTTCTTGGTAGTGGACGGCATGTCGGTCATGGAAACATACGCGCGGAAAAGGATGAAGGCGCCGCTCGGAAGTTGGAACCGGATGGCCCGCGGCTCTCGGTCATCGCTAGCGGCCTTCAGCACCGGGTAATGCGGCAGCGTGTCATCGTCCGCGATGGTCAGCGTCACCGACCGCGCGCTGCGGGTCGTGGGGATTTGGCGCTCGTCGCCCACGTCTTCGAGGAACGAGTAGTTGTAGAACTGCTGCTCGCCACCCGATCCACCCGACTCGAGTACCTGCGAGATCTGGGTCCACGCGGTGATTTCACGCACCGAGCCGATGCCGGAACCGACCGGGAAACGCTTCGTGTCCGTGGTGTCGAGTCCCTCCAGGTCGAAGGTGTCTTCGGTGGCTCCGTCGACGCGAGCCACCCGCCCGTCCAAGCTGGTCCAACCGGAAGCCACTTCGACCAGAGCTGCATCGGCCAAGCCATGGGCGACGGCTGTGAGTACCGGCGGCTTCGCGTTGGTCGCCGCGGTCACCGGCTTCGCGGTGCCGTAGGTCGACGCGATCGAAAAGATGGCGCCGTTCGGCAAACGTACTGTCATGTTTCGCTCCCAGAAATAGGAAAGCCCGCCGAAGCGGGCCGATAATGAATGCCCGAACGGGCGCTACTCAGTGAACCAGATGGAGAAATCCTGCGACGCGCCGTAGAGCCCCACCTCCTGATCGTGCTGCGACAGCGCGCCATTCAGCGTCTGCGCAAACAGAGAAGGATGTAGTCGCAGATCATCTTCGGCTTTGCGAATCAGCGCCGCGGCCTCCTTGCGCGTCGTCGCCCACACGTTGACCTGGAACCTGCCATTTTTCTTGTCCGGGACCCCGGCCAAGTAATTGAGAGGGGTCCCGCCAACCTGCTGGTAGACAATGAACGGTGCCTCCGTGTTTGCCGGTGCCGTGTCCGGAAAAGCCCGGCCGCCCACTAGACGCTCCAGCACGCTGAAGATGTCAGCCTCTACTGTCATTCGGTACCTCTATCTCATCGCCGAAATCGTCCACAACGGTTTTCGATAGCACCTCCTGCATGCGCTCTGCCGCACGAGTGCTCATCGCTTCCACAGCCGCTTGCGCACGATCGAAGGCCCGCCGGATGAACGGTATGGCCGGCACCCATACAGGCGTCGGGAGACGCTCAGACGTCGCCACCCAGCTCCCATTGATCTGGTATGTCCGATTCACGCGCCAGTGGCCGCGCTCAATCAGATGTCCATGCGGCGCCTTGGTAGCGTTCCAACTGACCTGGTAGATGGCTTCCGTATCGCTTGATCGTGCCTCGGAAAATACCCGGTAGATCGCGTTTCGTAGCTGTCCCGGCTTGACACCCTTCTTGGCCGGCCCGTCGTAAACGGGCGCGAGCGTCCGCGCCTCCTCGTAGAGCACAACCGCACCCGCGTGGGCGGCCGGCCTCAGCACGCTGCGCTGGATCTCGGCATCTAGCTTGTCCAGGTCGCCAATCAAGTCGCCCTTGAACGCGAGATCGATCTTCATGGCTGCCGCGCTCCGGTCTCGCAGACCAAGTCAGCAAACTCGCGCCCTGCAGCGTCCGGCATCACCGCCAGCACCTGGTACACCGTGGCGCCATGGAAGACTCGCATGGTCGCGTCAATGTCCGTCCGGTACCGGATCCGGATGCTGGCGCGGACAGAAGATACCGGCGCATCGGCCCGGATTGTCTCGATCCCGCTCTTGTGCACGATGTTGGCCCAGACCGTGGCGACGTTTAGCCACTCATCGATGGGCTGACCGACCTCGTCACGCCCTGGACCCGGCCTCTGGATGGTGACGAGGCGGTTTAGCTTGCCAGCGCGCATGTCAGACTCCAGGCACGATGCGGTGGGGCCTCAGCAGCCTGCGCGCCGACAACGGAAGCTCAACGGCGGTCGCGCCGATCACAGAATCCTCCCGATTCGCATAGAGATCGCCAAGCGTCTTCAGGATCGCGGCTTTAACAGCAGAATTGGCGACCATGGGAAGCTCACCGGCCGTACCGGCGGCCTCTGCCGCCTCGAGCTCTTCCTGCGTAGCGAACACCTTCCGGTTCAGGTAGTCGATTGCCGCCTGTTGCGCGCCGTCAAGGTACAGCTGGATCAGCTCGTCCTCGGCACCGACGTCAGTCCGAAGATGCCCGACCGCGAGCTCGAAAGAGACCAACGCCATGCCCTACTCCGCTGCCTGGTCGCCGGCACCGGAATCGGCGTTGGAAAGCAACGCGGCAAGATCGGCCTTTTTCATGCCCGCCTTGTATTGGATGCCCTTGGCATCGAGTGCGGTGCGCATCTGCGCGACTGTCAGAGAACCCGGGGCGTCGTCCTGCTCATCATCGGTATCCTCGTCCAGTGCACCGACGGACTTAGCGCCATCGATCAACTCGGGCGGGCAATCGTCCCCCTGCAGGAACTGGCGCGGATAGATCTCGCCTTCCGGCACACCGAGGAACGCTTTGATCAGCTTCGGCATGTCTGCCTCCTTGAAAGAAGATGAGAGCGCCGATCGGCGCCCCCATGTGGAAGCCGTGGCGATCAGACCGCAGCAGCTACCTTCAGCGCGCGCATCGGCTCCGGGTTGTGCACGCCACCGCCTACACGCTTGGTCGTGTAGAACAGGACGTAAGGCTTGGCGGTGAAGGGATCGCGTAGCACGCGGACGCCGACGCGGTCGAACACGGTGTAGGTACGCTTGAAGTCGCCAAACAAGACCGGCAGCGCGTTGGCAGCGACGTCCGGCATATCAGGCGCTTCGGTCACCGGGAAGCCGACCACGGTGGCCGGCTGGCCCGCTACGTACGACGGCTGCCACAGATAGTTGCCCTGGCCGTCCTTGAGCTTGCGGATCACACCCTGCGTCTTCCGGTTCATGGAGAACCTGGCATTACCGGTGAAAGCCGAAGGCAGGTCATAGACCAAGTCCAGGATGCCGTCCGCCGTGATGGCAGCGGCGTCGCCGCTGTTGACCGCCTTGATTGCGCCGAAGGGATGCTTGGCCGCATTGGCCCCGCCGGTAACGTAGGTGAGGATGCCGAACGGCTTGTTCGCGCCATCACCACTGAAGAACGCCGCCCCCTCCTGCTTCGCGAACTCCGTTTCGACCTCTCCGGCCAGCCACGCCTCCAGATTGATTGCAGAGTCGTCCAGGATCTGCTGGGTGGCCGCCGGATTGGCGTAGATCTCGCCCCAACCGAAGCCGAGGGAGGCAAATGTTCCAGTGTTCGTCTGCGGGCGCGCGGCGGTCTCCCCCACCCAACCCGACGCGGTACCGCCCAGATTGAACAGCTTGGTCAGCCCAGCACCGGAAACCGGCGTGACCGTGGCCAGCTGTCGCATCGGGGATACCAGGACCAGCTTGTCGGTGATGGTGCGGTCCCATTCGACCGGAGCCAGGTATCCGCCTTCGTTGTCGGCACCTTTGTTCAGCGCGGCCTGAACGTCCCCCTTCTTGAAGTGCGACTGGAAGGCGTCGGTGTACTCGGCGTCCTTCAGTTGCCTGCCGCCGACACCCATCTGCGCTGCCGCCATCTTGACGGTGGCATCGTCGACCGCCTTCTGCAGCTCGGCGACGTGGGCATCGATCTTCTCGACCTTGGCCGTGATGTCCGCAGTCGGGATTCCGGCCTTAATGGCGTCCAGTTGCTTGGTGTGCTCCGCCTTGAACGCCTCGAATGCCTTGTTGACGTTCTCGACCAGCGCTTTGATTTCGGGCGTAGCGGCGCCCTCCGCACGAACAGCCATGATGCCGCGCGGCACTCGAATTGTTTGACTCATTTTTTTCGTCCTAGAAGTTGAGAAAGTTGCTTGCGACCCAATCAATGTCGCTGGTGCCAGCGCGCGGCGTGGCAGGGTCTCCGGCAGCGCCCGGCTTGCCGGAAAAAAGAGCCTTGAATGCATCCCGGCGAGCCGATCGCGAGTAGCCGGACTTGGCCATCGATGCCTCGATCATCGCCATCGCCCGGCGTTCGCCGGACGCGCTCGTTACGCGTTCGATTTCAGCGCTGTCGACCAGGCCGCTAGCGAATCCGATCTCAACCGCTTCGTCAGCACCAATCCAAGTCTCCTTGTCCATCATCGCGGCCGCTTCGGCTTGCGCGATCCCGGCACGCTGCGAGTACACCTTCGCCATCGCAGCGTCGAATGGCTCCAGGATCTCGGCGGTTGCCGCCATGTCGTGCCGGTTGCCGATCGCGACAGCCCACGCGTTGTGGATCATCAGGAACGCACCGTCGCCCATAAGGATCTCGTCGCCCGCCATCGCAATGACCGAGGCGGCGGAGGCCGCCAGACCCATCACACGAACCGTGACCTTTGCCTTGTGCTCGCGCAGCAGGTTGTAGATCGCGACGCCCTCAAAGAAGTCGCCACCTGGCGAGTTCACGTTGACGGTAACGTCGCGAGCACCAATGCTGCGGAGCGCCGCGCTGATGCGCTTGGTGGTAACGCCCGTCCCTTCCCAGTTCTCGCCGATCGCGTCGTAGATGGAAATCGTCGCCTCGTCGTCGCCCTTGGCGGCGCGCACCTCCGGATGCCACTTGTCGACTGCATCGGGGCGAAGGTCGAATTGCGCGCCGTTCAGCCGATGGTCGGCTCGAATCTCAGGCAGTTGCAGGAGGCTCATTGCGATTACCTTTCTGGGTGAGCGGGTTGCGCAGGTCGTCTGCTTCAGGGTCGTCGGATCGCGGCAGGTCCAGGGCGTCGCGAACCTCGTTCTGTTTCATCCATGGCTTCTGGCCTCCCGCGCCAAGCGCCTTTGCAAAGAACTCGGCCTGGTCCTTCGACGTGCCGCGCATGAGCGCCTTTTCATTGAACTTGTACTGGTACTGCTCCAACTCGCGCTCATCCAGCAGCACACGAGCAGCCGCCTGCTCCCAGGCGGTGAACCACGGTGCGAGGGTGTACTGGACGAAGAAGATCGTCAGTTGCTCGATACCGCTACCCCAACTCGTGTCATCCATCATCAGGAGGGGGCGCGGAACGCCATACATGCGTGCGACTTCCTCAATCTGGTGGTCGCGGTTCTCGACCTGCTGGGCATCGGCGGCTGTGGCCGACCATTTATTGGCTTTGGCGCCCTCTTCCAGGACCATCCATTTGCCGGCGTTCTCCGCGCCCGAGTACCCTTGCTCGAGGGAATCTTTCATTCGTCCATACGCAGAATCAGACAGCTCGTTCGGCACTTCGATAGCACCGCCAGCCATCACGCCGGTGCGGAACGTCCTCGACGCCGCCCGTTCTGCTTGGCTTGCCAGCTCGAGCGCTTCGCGGGCCAACTTCACACGAGACAGCCCATTGACACCGTCGAGGGACATATCTCGGAGGTGAAAGACTTCTCGCGAGGGCAGCGTGATTTGCCCACCATCCGGCCTGGTATAGTCGTAGACCATCTGCCACGCGTCGGTCAGCCGGGGCTTACACGATCCGCGCTCGAGCGGTACAAGACGGATGGGCCGGTTGCCAGACCAGATCACCCGAGCGAATCCCTGCCCGTCGAGCAGCGTGTGCAACTGGATGAGGCTCTTGAATTCCAACGGCGTCTGCCAGTCGTTCGGCTTCAGCTTCAGCAGCCGATACGCCGGGTGACTCATGGCCAGCGCCTTGTCGGGCGTGTTCTTCATGAGGTTGAACGGCAGCATGCCGATCGAACCGGAAATGAGCGTCACGCAGCGAAGGACTGCCATATTGCGCAGGCTCCTTGCCTTGCCCTCCAAGCCAGAGTCGATATTGCCGCGCATGTACTCATACAGCGCAGGGTCGTCCAAGCCGTTGAAGGGGAGGCCCGCAGGGATCTCTGCCCGCGGCATAGAGGCATTAGATGGGCGACCCTGGGCCTCCCGCGTGCTCCCACGCCGGAAGAAATCGAGAACACTCATAGAACCTCAAAGGAAACGGATACCGCGCGATTCGTAGACGGAGGCCTTCTTGCCTGCCGGATTCAGGGACAACAGGGCCACGGCATTGAATAGCGCCATCAATGGGTCGATCTTGGCCGTGCCGCTCGCCTGCTTCGTGATGAGAATGGCGTTCCCACGGGGCTCCACCTTGGCGTTGCCAACGCTCCACGCCATCATCGGGCTACCGCCGTGCCACAGAGCGCCCTCGGCCAGCTTGCGCTCGGTTGTCTTGATCGTGCCGCCCAGCTTCCAACCCTGCGAGATGCCGATGACCACGTCCTCAGGGATGCCGGCCGCAACGAGCGCGTCCAGGACGGCGCCGATGCCGCTAGGGTCGACGCCAACCTTGTCCAGCAGCCCAGCCTCGTGAATCTGGAGCACATCCTGTGCGAGTTCCGCCACGTCGTCGCCGATTTTCTCGACGATGACCAGGTCGCCATCCCTCGCAAAGTCGAGCAGCCGCGGCGCCTCGGCTTTGCGGCGCTCCAGTACGGCCGGATGGGCCCACGCCTTGCACCAAGCAAGCCACTCCCCGCTCTCCCTGTCGCGGCCCGCGGCCGAGAGCCCCAACAGATCGTCTAGGCCACCGCCGTCGATTCCGACGTCGATCACTTCGCAGCGCCGGATCAGCTCCTGCAGCGTAAGGCCCGCCCGTGCCTGCTGCTCCCAGAACAGCGCACCCGCCCAGTTGTCGGAGCGCAGCGCCAGGCCGATCTCGACGTTGAGGTGTTTGGCCAGGAACTGTTGGAACGCACCGTCGGTCTTGTGGCTGACCTTCTTGAGCTGGTCCTCAAGCCACTCCGCGCTGACGGATCGTCCAAGGTTCGGGTTCGTGACATGGAAGTTCGCCGCGTCAAGGTAGGCTTGCGCAGCCACCATCTTGGGCGGGAACTCGTACAGCACGCCAAGGGACTTCGGGTCGCAGATCTTGCCGTCCCGCACGTCGCGGAAGTAGCGCAGCTTTTCCTTGAAGACACCCGCCGGCGGCGCGTCGCTCTGCGTAGTCAGGTAGATGACCCACCCCTCCTCGCGCGACACCTGGCCGCCGGTCGCCTCCATGAACATGCTTTCAGCGTTCGCTCGGGTGCCGAAGAGCCAATGCTCGTCCACCAGAATCCGACCCGACTTTTTTCCCGATACCGTGTCGGTGTCGGCCGCCACCACCTTTAGACTCGCCCGCGATACGCGGTGCGTGATCGTGCGGATATGGTCCTGAATGTGGAACAGGGATGACAGCTCTTCATCCGCCCGGATCATGCCCGCCGCTGGCTTGAAGCTGTTGTCGGCAACCTCCTTGGTCGGCGCCAGGATCAGGTGCTCTTCTTCCTCGCGCCAGCACAGAATGACTGCCGTCAGCATGATGCCGGCGGCGATGGTCGACTTCGTGTTCTTCTTGCTGATCAGCAAGTAGAACTCGCGGATGAGCTGCTTGCCGATTTCGGCGTCATATGCGCCGAAGATGGCCGCGACGAAATCGAAGACCCATGGCTCACTGCACTCGCCGAACGTCGGCTTGCCAGGTAGATCGACGACGCGCAGTTCCTTGAAGATCGTCAGCGCCTGCTCAGCCTGGTCGGGAAAGATCGGCGGCGGAATGATCGAACGCCGTGAAATCAGGCGTTGCTCCCAGTCCGGGCATGCTGTCGACCATTCCATAGATTCACTTCACAGCGCGCAGTGGCGGGGCTGCGGCAGAAAACCGCCCCGTCGCCACCTTCTTGGCTTCGTCCTGACGCTCCACCTTCTTTCCGGTGTCACCGAGCTTGCGGTGGAAATACGGCATCAGCTCCTTGGCTGCAAAGACCCGCAGCTTCGGCTCGGTCTCTACGTCGTTCATTACAGCCTTCAGAAATGCCTTCGGGTCTGCGAACTGGGTCGCCTGCCCCCAATCGAAGGCCGCCTTCTCGGCCTCCTCGTCCAGAGCAGCCGGCTCAGTTGCCGGGACGGGCTTCGCCGGCGTTGCCTTGGCTGTTGCGGAAGGCTTCTTCGCTGATTTGGATTTCGCCTTGCGCCCAAGGTGCGCCAGTACGTCGGGATCCTTGGCCAGGCGCGAGCCCGCCGCTGCAGCAGAGTTCGGACTGTAGCCCGCCGCTATCGCCGCATCCTTATTCGACAGGCCGCGCGCCTTGGCCTCGGCAAATTTCTGCTTCTTGCCGGTCAGCGCCATGTCAAACCCCGCGAAAGGCGGTCCTATTTTTTAACACTCCACGTGGCAAAGAGCCCCGAAGAATCAATGGCTTGCACCCAGTTGTTCAAGCACGCGCAGTGTTAAACGATTAACAAATTTCGTACGAGGGGAAATTTTCTGCGCGTGAGGGAACGGGTGGTCTAGAAGCAGCCGCCTGCGCAGACTTTCAACCCACCCTCCCCTCAATCACACCACGCAGATCAGCCGCGCCATCCCTACGACGAAAGCGACAATGGATGCGCCAACCGCGATCCACTGAATGGCCATCGCAGCGAAAAGCCACCAACTCGGCTGCATGGCACTTGCTCGCGCAACGCCGAACAGAAAGGACGACAGCCTTCGCTGGTACCACACGCCGAAAACGAAGGAGACAACAAAAATCAACGCCATAACTACAATCGCCAAGAGCAACCCCACCAAGAACGGGGCCACCGCGCTAACCGCCGCGGCTTTTGTCGGCGACGCGGCAAGCGCGGTAGCGCCCGCCAGCCCCGCTGCGTTGATGATTGCGACGTGCTTCACCACCTCCAACCCCCAGTTGATGATGGCCTGGGTGAGCATGCCGCTGAGGCCCTGCAGCATCTGCGACATTTGCGTTCGGGCCGGCTCTGAGAGCTCGTGAATGAAAGGATCGGGATTGTTATTTTGCGAGGAGGGTTCCATTACTTTTCTCTCCGAAATGGTTCGGACGGAATGGTAGCCTGTCGTCGATCAATCAACGACAGATGAAACCTCTTCCCGCTGTTTGTCTCGACTGTGATGCATGGCGCAGAGCGTCTGCCAGTTGGACTGATCCCAGAACAATGCAGCATCACCACGGTGCGCGACGATGTGGTCCACCACGTTGCCGTAGGGAACCGCAAGACCGCGCGCCGCGCACTCTAGGATCGCGTCGGCCACGGTGGACGCCGCGACGCCTATTTCGCGCAGGCAGTACACGCACAGCGGATGCTCGCGGAGATAGGCTTCCCTCGCCCTCTGCCAGCGATAGTCATAACCGCGCTGCGCTGCGTTCTGCTTGTCGGTGCGCCAAGAGCCCGGCTGCATCGTCGGTGCACGGCCAGCAACATGCCCCACGCGCGCCGGCAGCATCGGCAGTTTCCGCCGCACACCATCTCCTTGTGCCATCGCTTTGTTGGTCCGATGCTACCGGACCCGACCAGATCGGCGTAACTACAAAAACCCCTTGCCATCCGATGTTATTGTAACTACAATAACTGCATGGAAATCACTTTCGACCCCAGCAAGGACGCCACCAACAGCACCAAGCACGGCATCTCGCTGGCCATGGCCTGTGAGATCGACTGGTCGGACGTGATGGTCAAGCCGGATACCCGTAACGACTATCGCGAACTGCGCGAAATCGGATTCGGCTTTATCGGGGACCGTCTCTATTGCGTGGTGTTCACGCAGCGGGGGGATTCCCTCCACGTCATCAGCCTGCGCAAGGCGAACGCACGAGAGGTAAAGGAATATGCCGCAAGCTATTAAGACCCGGTCGGGTCGCACCGTCATCCTACCGACGCCCGAGGAGGACGCGGAAATCAACCGCGGCATCGCTGCGGACCCGGACACCTATGAGGTCAGCGCCGAGGAAATGAAGCAGATGCAACCGCTCAAAAGCCGGGGCGGTCGGCCCAGGCTGGCAAATCCAAAAGAGCCGGTCACCATCCGCTACGACGCGGACGTGTTGGCTGCCTTCCGCTCCAGCGGCGATGGATGGCAGACCAAGATGAATGACGCGTTGAAAGATTGGCTCCGGACGCATCGTCCTTGATCGCGGCCCGGAGCTCAAAAGCAAGAAGCCCCGCGGCGGACCGGCGGGGCTCATGATCGGGTGGTTCTGCGGTGGGATTCGGACCCACGAGCAAGGTGGTATTGCCTGCAGCGGCACCACCCTGCTTGTAGCTGCGTCACCTTTCGTCCGCTCAGGCACGCAGAACCAATGAAAAGCCCGCAGGGCGCGGACCGTGCGGGCTTTGGTGGCATTTCT